TACAAAATCTTCATATGTACCAACATATTGTTCAATAATAGTATTTGTATCCCTTCTCTCCGTTCCATTCAAAGAAGTCCTATCATCACCATCTTGTCTCCAAAATTGTACATCAACTTTAACATTTTTACCTTTGTTAATTGTTTTTGCAGTTCTTTCAATATGATAATCTAACCCATCGATTTGAAAGTGTAAGTGACAAACGAAATCCGATTTACGATTGTTTAGAATATTTTGAGCTTTATAAGCTCTACTACTCTTATCATATAAACAAAATGATATAGCATCAAATAGAGAAGATTTACCTGTTGCATTTGGTGCAAATAATCCCATTAACCCACCTAACTTTGTGAAATCAATTTTGTTATTCTCTCCATAACTAAACATATTTGAAAACTCAAAACGAATCGGTTTCCATTGAATATTTCTTTGTACATCTTCATTTACAATTCTACTATTTATATCTCTATTAATTCCTTCTAATTTTTCGATATCTTCTTTAGCTACAAACGGCATCATTCTTTCAATATACTCATTTATAAGTGAGTTCTGATAATTAATATCCGAAATATCTTCAAAGTCTAATTTGTTTAATCTATTACCTGTTTTTGATTTAGAAAGAGAATCGGTTCTGATAACTGTGAAATCCTCAACACCATATCTCATTTTAATTTCAGCCATTACTCTTTTAGTATCAGCAGAATCAGTATTAGATAAACGAACTCTTAAACGAGGTTTGTTTGGCATATCTGATACGATAGGAACTTTACCATTATCAATATCCATAGTATAATACCCATACTCGTTATGAATATCAACCGCTTCGTAACTCATTGTATCCAAATCCCAAACAAGGAATCCATGCTTATCCAAAGTTTCACCAAAGTTTTGTTGAACTAATGAACCGGCATAAACTACCTTACATCCTTTTGGAGAAATCATCTCCTGTCGTTTGTGGATATCACCCAATAAGGCTAAATCGTATCCATCAAACATATCCGTTGTAAAATGACGAGAAGATACTACATATCCAATATCCGTTTGAGAATTATCAACTGGTCCGTGAAATAAGGCAATCTTTTTATTGCCAGATAAAGTTTCTGCTTTAGGCCAATTATCTTTGTTATCAAAAATACTGAATACTGCGAAATCAACATCACCGATTCCATAAACTTGTGTATCTCTTAGATATGTAAAGTTTGGCAGATTTAACGCCTCTACAATTGGAGTAAGAACATCCAATCTATCCGAATTGTTCATATTACAATCGTGATTACCTGTAATAAGGATTGTTTCACATAATTTAGAACATTCGGTAAATAACCAACTAATCTCTCTAACTAATTCAGGAGATAATTCTAATTTAGCATGGGCAATATCCCCTGCTAAATAAATAATTGAATCTTCCGTACCTCTTTTACGGATTTCTTCAAACATTTTTTCAAACACTTGTCTATACTCATTGTGTCTTTTTACATTACGGATGTGTACATCGGCAATGTGGTAAATCTTTTTTAATCTACTCATAAACTCATAATCTTATTTAATAATAATTCATTGGATGAAAACTCTTTAGTTTTCTTTAGTTCTTCATAAAATTTATCATATCCAATTTCAGATGCATCTTTATCTTTCATATGCATCATTTTTACATTTATTCCCTGTTTTCTAAAATATTCTGCTGCTTTTAATGCTTCATTTATTGCATCATTATCTAATGAGATAATAATATCACTAACTCCACTCATAAAGATTTTTTCAACCAATGTTTTGGATGGAAACTTACCTAATAGTGGAATTGCGTTTCTTCTAATTGTAATTGCATCAAATACTCCCTCACATAATATAATTGGTTCGTTCCAATTTATCTGCGATTCTAAACAAATTACATTTTTACTGATTGGAGGATTTTTATATTTCATCTTCTCTTCTGGATAATAAGAACGAGAAACAAAGTAGTTTAATTGCCCATCCGATAAATACGATGGTATAATAACTCGTTTTGCATACAAACCTTCCGTACAATATCCAATATTATATTTGATAATTTCCTTCATACCAATTCCTCTTTGTGTAAGATAGAACATAGCATGTTTGTATTCGGGATTAAACCCTTTAGGAACTTCATTAAGCGATTTAAATTCTTTTGGTAAGGAAATGTATACTTTTGTATCCGCATCCTCATTTTGGGGATTATAATTAGAATCTCCGTATATTTCTCTAATGATTGAGATTGTTTTCCTATCCACATCCAACCTCTTTAATAATGAGGTCAATTTCTTACCACCACTATTACAAGTCCAACAATGCCACTTTTGAGTTTCGGTATTGACTTGGAGTTTTTGTTTATGGTGATTACAAAATGGACAGTGGAATGCAAGTTCATTACCCTTTAGATTGGAGTAACTACCCAACGCATTAGAAAGCGTTGTAATAACTTTGGATTTGTCAGTACTATTCAACACAATACAAATATATGAACAATATTTGATATTTCCAAATAATTTGGGAACTATTTTACTCCTCGAACCAAGAATCTGGTATTATTTTGTCGGAATATGTGTATCCGTTCTTATCACACCAATCCCCATATGTGGTTTTTGATGTTTTTGTGATTTTATTCTTTGAATTGGAGAATACGAAACGAATATCAAGTGTAGGGTTTTGCGCTTTAACTAACAAGTGTTTTTTCCTATCAGCAGCAACAAATCTACCTTTTGTTTCTACGAAGATACCATTTGGTAACTTAAAATCAGGATTGTAAGTATGTTGAGAAGCAGGTATAGTATAAGCCACCTTTTCGGTTTCATATTCTACTTTTATTCCTTTGCTTTCAATTTGTACAGAGATATTCTCTTCAAGACCTGATTTAAACCCATACTTTCTAGCAACCCAAGTGCTAGATTTCTTTGTAACTTTTTTAGCCATTAAATGTTTTTTATTTAGCTTTCATTGTATCGGAATACTTTGGAGCCGATGCTACTTCACCACCTCTGCCTGTTTTAAATTTTGCAGCAGTAAGTACTTGGTCATCTATTTTTTTCAAATCATTTGTAGTGTATGGTGTTTTAGCAGCCACTCCAGCATCAAATCCTAATTTATCAACTCCTAAAGATGATTGAGATGATTTGTATAATTCTAAAATCTTTGACATATTTTTATTTGTTTATTAATAAATATTGATTATGTATCAAAACGAACAATAAAGTTCACAGGAAAATCAGGTTCAGACTTAATTGGTTGTGGAAGTTTAGCAACAGCCACTAAATCGCAATTATCATCATACAATCCGATTGTTGTAATAAATGGTGTTAAAAATGAACCAGTACTATCTACTGAACCACTTAAATCAATATGTTCAAATCCACCACTAATAGCGCTATTAACACTTGAGCCATATCTGAAATCTAAAGTAGTACCATTATCTAATGCTGTTTTCTTTCTAATATATCTAACCGGTTGCTCTTCATTGATTGTTCTAACAATTCCATCGGTATCTGTAAAAGTAGAAGTAACACCACCCACTTTAACAACTGCTGAAGGGTTTTGAGAAATATTAAATTCATCTTCGTTTACGATTAGTAAATATTCATTTTCATAAATAGTTTCGGTTGATTTAAACTCTATTTGCCAATCACCTGTTAATGTACTATTTAGTGAAGCAGTGTGAGTATATACAACCAATCCATGGTCATAAAATACATCTCCAACTATTGTAGTTCCATTCATTAAAGAACCAGACCCATTTTCAACAAATGTAGTAGATGTAACACTATCGGTTAAAGATAAACTTCCTTTTTTAATTTCTTCACCGAATATAGATTGTGGAATAGCTAATATTTTAGCCTTACCATTAAATACTCTTTCCCCACTTACAGCCGCCGGTTGATGAGATTTAGTTCCAACTCTATAAAACGGATTATCTACATTTGCATAGAATAAAGAATTTAATTGTCCGTATAAAGAGTGTTTATTATATGTAACCCCATTTCCAAGAGTTACATCATTAGCTGTATCATAAAATAATGTATTTTCAGCTTGCATTAAAGTAATATCAGAACCACTTACAAAACTCCACTCTTTGTAGGCTTTGAATGGTCTAATACTAACATCCGATTTAGGTATTTTTTTTAACATATCGTATATAAATATTCAGAAACTAAAAACCCACCAAAAAGGTGGGTCAGTAGTTTATTAGTTATTTCCGATTAGAAATCCAACTTTACTTTTATTGCTACTTCTTTATCAAATGATTTTTCAATTGGTTTAGAAGTTTTTGCTACTGCTAATAATTCATTTGCATCATCATATAAACCTACTGAAGTGATATACACCTTAGGGTCTCTTTCGAATGTTGCCTGAACGAATTGTCCAACTGAACCCGTTATAAATGTTGGGTTATTAGAGAAGTTAAATTCTCTATTGTTTGCTCTTACGAAATAGTGAGATGTTGAAACATTCTCAGTTCTACGAGCTTGGAAATCAGCACTAGCACTAATTGCTTGGTATAATTTCATATTATTAGTTGCGTTACTATAAGTATTTGCTACGGATGCTGATACAAATGCTACACCTAAACCAGCAGCTACTGCCATTGGGTTAAGTAACATAATACCTGCATCAGGATAAAATAATCCCCATCCTTGTCCATTAGAAGCAGTTACAGAACTAATAGTTCCTTCATTTGCAGTTCCAATGTTTAATGCTCCACTTACCATATTAAATACCCTACCACTTGCACCA